TAAAAAACTAAACAATTTAAATAAAAATTTTTAAATATTTTTATTTGAATTTAAAATTTAAAATATTGTGAAAATGTCAATAACACCTAACGCTAGCGGCGTTGCCCGCAATGCCAATAAATTGGCTGAGGCTAGGATTTTGACTGCTGCGGTATCTGGTCAAACTAAACGTTTGACCGATGAGGCGAAAGCTCTCGCCGACTTGGCTAACCAAGCTAACAATGCTATGATGGCGGTAGTGACCAATATGGGTCCTACTGTAAACTCTGGTATTCGTAAAAAGCGTAAAACCAAGAACGGAAAAGGAGCTAACGCCAGTAACGGTGGTATAATAAGTGGTGTCTCCAAAACTATTAAAGATGCTACTAACAATATTTTTATTATTACTTCCCTAACTCTGATACTGATCATCGCTTATTCCACGGCTTCCCCGTTGAATCAAAATACTGATTCAACATCTTCTAACCGATTGGGCCTTCAATTCTTTGGAAAAGATTTCCAAGAAATTGAGGGAAAGATTGCTAAAACCGGATTAAAATGCAAAAGTGCTCGTGACTGCACTAATGTTGTGGTTGATTTGATGAATGCTGATCAAAAGGACAAACCTGATTGCAATATCTTGGTAAATCATGCCACGAATTTGGCGTCTATAGCCCCTGGTAAATCTGTTCTGCGCGCTAAGCTTGTTGATTATTATATGGAGCCGTTGTTGAAATGTAAAACCGACATCAAAAACATATTCCTACGCTACGATGCCATAGAATATAAGGAGGATCCTGTAAAATTCATGTGCTACTTACTAGATTGTGATCAAAAATCACGTGCTGATCTCCAGGTAGAGTTTGAGACTTTAAAGACTCAAGACACCAATACTCTGCGTGAAATAGAGAAACTGCTAAATACTTATAATGACATGGTTTTGGACAAGATGGTAAACCTCCAGATCTCATCTGAGATTACAGATAAATTCCAAAAGACTTGCAAAGACAACATGAATGCTTTGAACAACAGATATGGCGGACGTTATGGTAAGATTTCAAATTTGCTTGAGAAAATTGAAAAATCAACTAAAAACTTGATTACAGAGATTGAAAGCAATAACAAGAAACTTGACAATCTAGCAGAGCAGATTGAAGACATGCCACGGCGAATTAAGCGTGAGACATCACAAGATAAATGGGCTAATTTCAAAAGTGACAGTCAGACGATCATGACTTGTTTGAGTAAATTGAACATCGTTTGCTCGTCTCAAGCAACTTGCCGTACATCAATCAATGAGGTTGTTGATGGCTTGAAAGATAAATCTGTTGAAGACAACCAATTTGAACTAAATTTTGGAACCATCAAGGACTTGCGCGAGTGCATTGTGACTGGATCTGCTGTCCACGAGGCGATAGAACCAAAAATCAATGAATACATCGCTCGTCACGGAAGATATGTTTCATGTAAAGCACAAGTCGATGTTGTCCAAGCTAATTTGAAATACATGACTGGTGTCATCGTCGATGACGTTGAAGTAATGTCTGAGAAAAGATGTCCATTATTTCTTGATGTATTGAATGAAAAATATATACAGATTAAACGCTTTGGACATGAAACTGGCACCAAAATTGATGAGAAAGCTGTATTGATCAAGCCTTGCGAAGAGAACAAAAACTGGCAGCACGACGGGTGGTTGGGCGGAAACTCAGGTTCTTGTGCGACTGGAATTGACAAAACATCTTGGGATGTACGTGAATGTATTAAACAGCCATATGGGACTTGTATGCATAAAAAATCCGACACATGTGTTTTGGGTTATGGAAATGTCGTGGTCAAGAAACCAAATACGTTGTATACAAACTCGTATAAAAATGCGTCTAACCCAATTTGTTGTACCATGTCCTGTTTTGAATTATCTGATCTCTATCTAACTTTTACAAATCAACCATTATGCGCCCCTTGCATTAAAGCCTTTAGTACTGTATTTTGGGGTGATGTTTGCTTAAAGCATGTTAGCGGGGAAATCAGTGGAATTAATATCTACAGTTCACAGACCGTATTTGATCTCCCGGATCATTCAAAAGTTACTTGTCCAAACGCGTACCGGTTCAATCAGTGTTGTGCTGGTAAGGGCCCAGCTCCAGTAGGGTCACAGAGTGTGTTCAAGGACAAGTACTGTGTTTGCTCTTTGAAACATCCATCATGGTACGATATGATATTGGCTAAAATTAACACATTGAAAAAGAACGTGTTTAAAGTAGATCATTTGATAGCCTTTGCTATTTTATTTCTGATATTCTGCTGGCACCATGGTCTAGGCACAGTATTAGTAGTGGCCTATTTGTCATGGATTGTCATTTCGGTTGAGGGGGCGTGTCATGTGGAAAATATGGTACCACGATCTGCTATTGTCGGACTATCAAACGGGTTACCCATTGAACATATGCGAGTTAGACCTGGACAGTGCTTTGTTGCTGGTGATGCGACTGTTGAGATAGTGGCCATCCGCGTATTCCACATTTACAATTTCTTGCGTGCTATCCCATATAAGATCAAGCCAGTATGCCAGGTTTTTGATTGGGGATGTAAGGGTGGTATGTCAGATGCAGTCTACAACATCAAATCCGATTGTTATAACAACTGCGTCCCCGGCTTGCGTAAACAAATTAAGGGTGCTGAAGCAGAATGGTCGGGTGATGCTTGCTTTTTTATGGGTAGAGTAGCTACTAGGCTTGATGTTTGTTTCAGTTATGGCGCAACATCAACATTTGTTGATTTGTACAGCAGGATTTCAGGCGACCCTCACATTGAACTGACAGTGAAATTCCATGGCATTGGTTTTGAAGGAGTGGGACATATCTCCACCTCATCACTTGATGGGCCTGAAAAGATTAAAATCTATAATATTCGCGCTGCTGCTCAATTGTGGCCTGAAATGATAAGTTACCGCTTGAGCAAGTATCTTTGTGCATATCATTATGTGGAGAGCGCCAACACTTGTAATTCCGGTGATGTGTTTAAGCCTAACGACATTGATGCTGATTGTTTGAACCTTCAACAGCGCTGGAACATAGAGCACGGTGGTTACCAGGTTACCTACGACACTAAGGATTTTGAACAACAATTGCATAGTTCGTTTGTGGACTGTTCTCTGAATTCTTTTATCAATAATACTGCAACAACATTAAAGTATTACGAGGACCAAGTTTGGGCTGAGTTTGATATTTCTAGTACCAAGTTTACTTTTGCAAGCTCTGTACCACTTTGCCTGGATTTAAATAGTTGGAACATTTCTGCAGAAGCAGGTATTACTGGTTACCATCGTGTAACTAAGATCAAATTCATAAATGCCGGTTCTCGTTGCCGCCTGTTCTTCGACATGGACGATTGTTTGTCTACGAATGGTCGTCTAATTGTGTTAGGAAAAAATGAAGGACCACATACGATTGAATACTGGTGCGGTGACAATTCTACTGGCCGTGCTGAAATCCATTTAGCTGAGGATAAGGCGGAAATACGGACCTTTAATATATTGACCAACTTTGTTCCACACAAAAACACCATAAGGAACACGTTCACACGTGTGATTAATGGAGGCTCTGTTGCTGACTTGTCGGCAATATTATCAAATGCATTCGACAGCTTAAATCTAGCATCATGGTACCATGCCATAACGAAGTTCTTTGGAGGTTTCTTTAAATTTGGCTTGTTCAAGCTGGCTTTGGGAGCTTTATTGGCTTTGGGAGCATGGAACTGCTTCGTTAGGGGCAACATGGTTGGAGTTTTCTTGTGTTGTTTGCTTTTTTGGCTTCTGATATTAACGGACTTGGTTATTGCTACCAATCAGTCTCATGCCGCTCCAATAAGAATCGTGTCAACGATCACAGATATGGTTGTGGGATTGGTTTTTGCTGTTGTGGTTTTTGTGTTAAAGTGTCCTATGCGTGCAGCTCTAACAACGAGCTTTGTGTTACGAACGTTTTATTGCTCTTGTTTATGGTTTGTAAACGTTGTTTTCCACATGCACATCGTTAAGTTTGAGCTTTGCTTGAATATTTTAAGCGAGACGCTGGCCGTCATTCTATCAGTATGGAGTGAAGACAGAATCGTTATGCTGTGTGCTTTTTCGTGGTTGTGTTACATCCATGGTAAGCATTTAATGTGCAACTCACCTGTGGTAAATAAGGGGACCATGTATTTGCATCCTCTAACAGCTTTGATAACGTTGAAGGACCATTCTGAGCGCCGCGCTATAGTAAATGAAGCTAACAATGCACATAACACGCTTGACTCAATTATAGACCAGAACCATCACCGCGTTGCCGGTATATCTAATGCTTTCTTTTGCGCTCCAAACAAGGTTAAGACAGACAAGATTGTAGTCGAGATTGAAGATCCATTGGTTTCAGGAGGACTGACCACTATACGTACTTCAAAATATGGTACTGTTTACGTTGCCGATATTAACAAGAAATTGTGCTTTGCAGTGATGCGACATAGTGTCGAGCCTGAAATAACCATGGAAGATGATGTTTGTTATGCTACACCCGCTATATTGTCACTAATCGAGAAAACTGCAGTTCCATATTCAGTCCTACGCTGTCATATAGGAGAATCAGGCACTGCTGTGGTAAAAGACGGGAAACTTCAGTTTTTGTCCGGAGTGCGTAACGGTAACCCATTTTTTGTTGGATCAGTTGAACCACCTAAGTCATTGGAGATTGTTACTAAGGTTAAAGAATCGACATCTGAAGCTGACCCAAATATAATAAAGGTCAAAGACCCGTACGGTACTGAATATCAATACAGTCACGGAAGCTTGATTTCTAAAAAAATTTGGGCCAAGCACAGTTCATCTAAAGGTGTACCTTTGTGCGCTGACGTCCAGGTTGCTGATGAAAGCACTGCGATTTATAGTGGTTGTGAAAAATTGGATAGAAAAATATTTGGAGTACCAGTGCACAGTGCTTACACATTCATTTTCAACAAAGCAACTGCTACTTGTGACGCCATTTCGTGCCCCATTATTGGCGATCGGATATGGATCAGTAAAAATATAAAGGAGGGTTTGCAGGATGTAGCACATGTACAAAAGAGCTATGTGTTCACTACTGACAAGGTGTTGACATCTGGATCTGGTATTTACATAAAGGTGTCATGCTCTCGCTACATAATGATTAGTGTTGTCACCAAGAGCTTCCGTATGGAAGGTAGTGATTTAATCCATTATTACATAAGCAGACCCAATGATTGCAGGATTTTAACCACTATCAAGAACGTGGAGATTGAACAAAAAATTCGTAATGACTGCGCTGATGAAACATCTCCAACTACTATAGTGGCGTTTAGCCACTACCAGAGAGGGAGATTCCACATTACCGAGTTCATTGACACCAAAGAAAAATGTGTAATGAGGCTCCAAGCTACATTAGCCGGGGTAGGTTTTATCAATAAGTCACATAGCGATAGTGGTAGTGACACCGATTGTGGCATTGTGGGACAATCACCTCGTAAACGATTTTATGACATGGATCAGAGTAGGATGAAGAAATTCTTCAACAGAAAGGGTTTTACATGGCCTGATAGGTTCCTAGTGGATAGTGCTATCAGATCAATTTTTCAGGACCTTGCTAAATCGATACCGGAGCAGGAGGTCATGCTGTCTGTGGGGCTTCTAAAGGAGATGAAAGATAGGAGAATGTTTTCACATTATAATTGGGCCTATGTTTCTTGGCAGATGCTACAGGTGCGAAACAAGAACTTGGAATTAAATCCCGACGCTCCATGGTGGAAAAATTACAAAGGTATTATAGCCGACACCCCAATTGACCACACAGCAGTTGATTTCGGTGGTGATCGTGATTTGGTTACCCCTTTAATGCATGTAGCTGCTTACGGTAAGGCTCAAATTGGATATCAGGGAAAGGTGCATTTGATAGTACATCCGGATCCTTCATTTGCTAAAATAACAGAAATCTCCGAAGACAATCATTGGCAAATAATTGATGTCCCGGATAGAATACCACGAATGGCGAAAAGATACCTTCATGAAGCCGTTAGCCGAGGATTAAGGAGTATTAAAATCCTAATAAGCAAACCATATTGGCAGGAACTTGGCAATGAATATCAGGGTGAATTCGACATCCCCGCAGCTTTGTCGCTCTGTTGTGCTCTCTGGGTAGAAACAGAGTATGTAGACGATTTTAAAACCTACGTTTCAAATGGCCGCAATTTGTCGCGCGGTTTTCTTCCGAGTTTAAAGGCTGGATTAACACAACCTTGGCATACACCTGATGAAAAACTTAAAGTGAGTGAATATGGCGAGCAGTTGCTTACCTACTCTAATTTTTGGAAGCGAACCATTGCTTCAGGTTGCGCCGAGCCTCACGATGTGTTGCTCACTAGGACAACAAATTGCAACAACATCAGTGAAGCAAGACTAGCTAACAAGCGGTTACATATTTGTAGCTTGAGAAATTTTACTAGCCGTGGCTCATGTTTCATATATGATGGCAGTGTTGTGACCAGCTGGCATTGCACAAAAGGGAATGCTATCCGGGTGACAAATTGCGACAAGACAATGAGATTTGATGCGCCTGTCATGCAAAGCAAAGCCCAAGATATTGCAGTATACGGAAAGAAATTAACATTTGCAAAAATGAGTCTTGGAGAGATAGTTGTCACTTTTAACCCAATTACGCACTTCGGTATGTATTTTGTGGTTGAGAGCTTAAATGCCACGTTGGAGGGCAGGCCGGGAGCTCAGTTCGCTAAGCTTTTGCCGGTTCGCATTGACAATGAGGCGAACGTAATCCGTGTACCATACCATCATGGATGTAGTGGATCGCCCATAGTCAATTACCAAGGCGACATAGTCGGTGTTTTCGGTCTGGGCACGGATGTAGCATATACAACGGCCACAGGTAAAATCAGCACAGTGGCACATTTCTCACCTATTGGAGGCCTTCAATTAGACTCCATGGCGTTTTTTGAGGCGTGTGCCAGAAATTTCTTGGAAGCGCCAAAAAGCGGTGAGTTTACAGCCTGTTATCTTAACGCACCCACGGGAAGCGGTAAAACAACACAGTTTCCACTTGCATTGGCTGAAGAGTTAATTAAGCGGGAGACTGGAATGGGCTGCACTCACATACTGATTTGCCAGCCTAATGTGGATGCTGTAAAAAATGGAGCTAAACGTGCAGCAACAGCAGCAACTTCAATGGGTTTCAAGAAACTTAAAATTAGTTACACCGTCGGAATAGGCAATGAGGATAGTGATCTTGTCATGCTTGAGTGTGATAGACCAACAGTCCACATAGAATTTAAGACTTATGGTAAACAATGGGCCAATTTAGCCCAAATAGAGGAGTACCAATATATTATTCTAGACGAAGTACATGTTATTGGTGACGAAAATGTTGTTGCTATGATGGTCCACATTGAGACCAAATATCATAAGTCTAATAAAGGAGTTCTGTACATGAGTGCAACGCACATAAGTAATGCCAATCTCTATGATGTTGCACAGGGAGAAACAATCGCCGGATCACCTCACAATATCACCTGTGAATCTTGGACTATCGTGACGGACAAAAGCGACAGTAATGCCCCTGAGGGGCTAAGAAATAAAAGTCGGGTCGATAGAACCGCTGGAAAATTGCATTTATGTAGTGATGTAATTAAGCATAAGCGTGATGATCATATCGTCATCGATATGAGATATATTAGCGAGAAAACAACTGTGTTCTTTTGTGCTACTCAGCGCGATTGTGAATCTGGTGCTTCATTTGCACAAGCGAATGGAATCACAGGTTATGCATATCATGCTGACACAAAGCAAGCTGTTTTTAACAGTATTTTGTCTGAGGAGGGAACGTGTTGGGTTTTCGCTACGAATGTGATACAGCAGTCTGTCACAATACCAAACTTAGTTGCTGTGGTGGATTTAGGGAAGGAATGCCGCCCACAAGTCCGCATATCCGATTGCCCACTCCAGTTCGTGTGCCGTCTTCAAGCGAGAGATACCGATTTGAATACATTTGTTCAACGAAAAGGTCGTGTTGGTAGGACACGTCCTGGCTTCTGCATCAGTAGTCCAAATAAGAGTCACTCGAATAGGAGCGTTGAAGATTTCGTATTGCCATATGTGGTTTTAAAATTGCTTGAACATCATCGTAGCTTGGAAGAGCTTCGTTGCCACAATGCTGAGCTCATTGACGCTCTGCAAAAATTGTCGTGGATGTCGCCAGAAAACATGCGTGAGAAAATAGCCACTGCTGATCAGGATTATGTGTGTGACTCACTGATTGAAAAACATAATCGTAAACAATATCGAGGTGTTCAATTTGATTGGAAAATCAAAGACTCCGGAAACAAGCCATACGACCCAGTAAAACATTATCTTCGATGCTGGATAACAGACAGTGAGGTGAGTTATTGGTGTAGTAACGGTCAAGGTGTTTACATGAAAGATCTGATTAAGACACACCCAGTAATCAAATTGAGTGAAGAACAGGAATGGAGCGAATTCTCATCATTTAAAGATCCACACGATGCCGCCCTACTAGAGAAAGAGCGCAAAGGAAAAGATGATGATTTGCGCGTAGGGGACACAAAAGAGTACGACGATCAGGCCGCGCTGGAAGATATTTCAGAAATGAGTTTAGCTGGCCCGTTTGCTTTGGGACTGTTGGGCTTAACAGGTGCTGGTGTTATCATTTATGAATTGATTGATCGAAAGTGTGATAGGTACGTAACCCATATGGTGAGTGTTGCAGAGGTAGATGTGGTCTCTTGTGCGAAGTTTTATGCTGAAGAAAGCCTGGCAAAGATGGCTCCTCAAAGTGAGAATATCATTAGCGCCTTGTCAGTCCTCAAAATGATGAAAAATGAAGTGAAACACCTCCTCAGAAGAAAAACGAACAAGTTGTTCGAACTATTCCCGTGGCTTAAACCTAAAGACAAGAAAATTAAGGAGATGTCCAGCGTAGACTGGATGTCCGCCATTGAGGGAATGTTGAATACTGCTATGGCCGCAGTATCCAATTGGACAGCTACGTTCGGTATGACAATGGGCTCTGTTTTTGGATCCCTAGGAGGAGGTGGATTGTTGGGATTCATCTATAAGGACTTAGAGAAAAATATGGGTACTGTTTTGGCCATGGTTGTTGGTGCTATTCTCCACGGAGTTGTATTTGGTGCTATGTCCATTAAAGCATATGGCATTTTTGCTATTGGCCAATTGGTCACTATGTTGGTCCGCTGCGTTTACGGCAACTATACTCGCAGAAGTGGTGCGTTATACACTGAGAATCATAATTCCGGCACTTTTTGGTCTGCTATAATTGCTGGAGGCATTGGTGTAGGTTTTTCACAGGTCTTTAAGCAAACAGCAATGCAGGCCGCTTGCCACAATCAGATCTCTACTGTTATAAGCCAAGCGTCTGTTACAACGCAGGCTGGTGCTGTTGGAGTGCCTATATTACTTGTCAAGAATTTGTACCATTTGTTTACCCGCGCTAAGAATTTTGGTGAAATCGCTGGATCTGCCACCATGGTGGCGACCTTGATCCTAACATCTAGTCCACTAACTTTTCTTTATAGTGGTGCAGCCGCGTTGACCATCTTTGGTTTAAGGTGCTTCGCGGAGTACATGATTGATCAAGCTGCTCGTAAGGAACGCGACGGAGCCGGCGGAGCGCAGCATTTTGAGGAACAGAAGCGCCGCTTGCGATGCGCAGTTGGAGCGGTTTTGGATGCTGCCGCCGTAATCGTTTACCCTTCATCTCTTATCAGTGTCGTGATTGGGATAATTAGTGAGATGGCTATGGGCAGTACGTGGCGTGATAGTTGTGAACAATCTTGGGATGCATACAGCGGCGTTAGTCCTTTTATTGCTGCGATATCGGAAATATGGCGTCACGTAATCAGCTTCAATCGCAACCCGGTAAGTCGTGAGGAAGCTCAGCAGATGTCAATTACGGCAGTATCTGAAATGTGGACAAAATTCACTGATCTGTGTAAGCGATACCTCGGGCATTTTAATGGAGTTGGCAAGAAGATCGTATCAACATTGAGAAAGGTGTGGGACTGGTTGGTCGAACATCTGAAAGCCTGCATAGTGCAGCCTATCTCAAGTGTGATGAGTGGTGTTGTGGGCAAATGTGTCCGCGACAACATTAATAACAATTGGCTTACTAGGAGTGTCTTTAGGATGAACGACGAACCGGCTGAGGAGAAGAAACAATACCCGAATCCCAATTATTCAGAGATGTCTGCTGTGATGTTAAACCGGTATTCCGAGGGAAAAATGTTGGATCTTGACACGTTTTGGCTCGATTCTGGGGCTGGATCTGTTAAGGAGTATGGTTCAATGTTCGACAACATGCTCATTAGTGAGGTAACGTTGCTGAGACCTAATAAAGGGAAGAAAATAGTAACAACTGAGCCTTTGGCTCTGTATCAGGTGCCTATGGATAAATTACTGGAGCTTCTGAACCTTACAGTGGCGAACTGCCAAATAAAAAATAATGTAATGGAATTTGATGTTCCGACTGGTAGTTCTGCTTGCCCAGTTGTCAAAGTGTCCTTCACTAATACCTTCTCTGAGGGATCAATGTTGGCTTGCATCAAGCATAAAGCTCCTGTCTTTGCTGGTTATTGGCTGATGTGGTTCTATCGGAATTATCAAGGGGCTACCGAAATAAATATTATCGAATATGGGGATACCGATGGTATCACCGATCAGCTGTTGGCGACGTTGCAAGCTCAGTGTAGTTTGCTCGCAGGTCAACCCAAAGAATTAACCGAACGTGAGTTCTTAAACCTACACGAAAGTCTTTTTAGGGTCGAATTGCCTCGTACATCTGTGTTCAGTCAGATGCTACATGTTACAAAGAGTAAAGTGTTAAATATGATGACTGAATGGCCAGATCAATTAAGGGAAAGAGTCAAAGTCAAGCATCCCTTAAACTTTTCGTATCTGCATTTTTTGAACATCAAGGACATGTCATCCGAGGAGGCCAAGCAGATGCTCGATTACTGCCGTTACTGGCAATATTATATAATCAAGTGCCAAAATCTTTACTGTCGACTCTCGAATACTGAGTACAAGAGCCCAAAATGGAATATTCCACAGGGAGCGCAAGTACATTGGATGAATGTTGAAAATCCTGCTGAACCAGACACAGCTGGTCACATTAGTGCACAGCTTGGATGCCAACTCATAAGACCCGGTTACAGTAGTTATTGGGACACACCGTTACTGCTGACATCTAACAAGAGCCTAACTCATCGACTGCTGGAGCTTGTTAGTGTAAACTATGAGATAAATGTGCGCTATTGTCATCGTGGAGCAAATGACCAATGGATTGAGGAGTGGGTGATCTGTGGTAGCACTTGCCCCAAGCATTTCATTTCCTTGATATATGATGGCGATGATCACTTCATACGCATGCCTGATTGTGCCATTATTGATCACTGCCACAAAACGCCTAATGTGGCATTCATTTCAAAGTTTGCTGAATTTGACATAGTCATGGCAGAGTTTGTCAGGGATGGCGATAGGATATTTACTTATGAACACATTAATAAAATACCTTTGGCCAGGGCTGTTTCGAAATTTGAACTACAAGTACAGGAACAATCCAAGAAGATAGTCCAGCCGGGAACAACTAGAACAAACCAGGTTATGACGCTTCTGCAGGACTTCAGCCGAAAATTAGGTGAAAAATCCAGATTAGTTTGGACACAGTTGGGAGACATTGCAAAAGTTGTAGCCGAAACAAGACCTAGTGACATTGTGGAAGCGTCAACAAGTATAATAACCAAAGCCATCGTCCACAAAAGCAACGATGAAGGCGAAGAGATGTCGGCATCGTTGTTCCAATCGTTTAGCGATTTGTTGAAGATATACTTCAGCGGTCAGGATCAAAGAGTAAGTCCGAACAAGGTGGATGATGACGCGTTAATTGAGAGGGTTAATTTCTTCTTAACTGCAGCACAGCAAAAAGAGTTGTTGATTGAGCGTTGTCCTACCTACGAAAGCATCAGGGCGTCATCCGAACTTGACACCGAGATGGAGTTTGAAGATGCTGATTCAGTAAGATTGTTAGACAATTGTGCTGTTATTGGCTTCACCGAAGCTTCAAAAGGTCGAGTACCACATTGGACATGGTACAAGGCTGAAGACGCTAGCAAATTCCGTCGTGAGAGTATAACAACTGTCGCTCCAAGTGATGTAATGGCTTTGTATAAAAAACTGAATGACCGCTGCATCTCAAAGCGCCAATGGGAAAAATTGCGCTATGCAGATCGCTACCGTCTCCCTTCTTCACTCGAACAAAAGGCAAATGAAGAGGTTAAAGCATGTAGTAGAGCTTTCTACAAGATGCAACAGTTGTTTGAGGCTGACCCCGCTTTCTTTGAAAATTGCCACACCATCTTAGACCCTGCTTGCGGTTATGGGGGTTTTTCGCAATATTTGTCAAACAAATTGGCTAGTGGAGCTCCAAAAACCATTTTGGCTGGCTCATTGATACAGAAAGGCCACAGAATACCTGACATGTCCCGCCTCACTGCGCACGGATCAAACGTTCGTGTCGTTAATTTATGTCGTCCGGATCTCGATAATGGTGATTTGCGTAACAAAATGGTACTAAATAGGTACTTACATGAGAGCCACAAATTTGAGGGAATGGATCTCGTATTGTACGATATGGGTGAGTTCTTCGATAACAGCAAGGACCAGTACAATTGGTGGACAAAACCTGCTAAAGACATTTCCGAGGACAACCAAGTGTCCTTGATTGAGGGGATGGCCACCTTACTTAAGACCTTGCGTGCGGGTGGTCGTATGCTGTTAAAATGGACAGGTTATTTTGGTTGCGGTGATGAATTGTTGCAGAAGCTTCTATCATGCTTCAAAAATTTTAAAGCAATCAAAGTCGGGACTTCCTCGCTCTACACCACCGAATTTTACATATACGCATCGGGTTATACTGGATTAACATCCACCAGTGTCGGCCGTGTAAGACGGTTTTATGAGGAGATTGGCGAGTGTATTTACAGCCAATTAATAAGAGCAAACCACATAATGATGCACCCTTCTTATTACCCCCCAATGGAACGTGGTGACTGGGAGTACCCAGCTAGCACGGGCGTGGTTTATAGAGCTGACGCTAATGAAAACCGTCCGGGTGGTATTGAATGGGAACTTCATTATGCCGGCAAGGTCCTCAAGGAGAGTTGGATGCCCAATTGGGATGAACGCCATCAAATATTCCAACAAGTGGTTCGCAGGGAGCTGTACCGCGAAACACCAACGCGCCGCTTACGTTATAACCGCGGATCAAATGGTACATATTCAAAATTGTACCAAGATGGATGGTTTTCTCGCCCTGTCAAAAACGTACACGAGAAACACAGTAAAAATGATCTGCTTAACTCCCTCTGCTATTTTGTCACAAAAACAACTGACGATAATTCTACCATGGGACAATGCCAGGCCACGAAAGAATACCGTGAAGCGTCGATAAAGAAACGTATTGACTTCGAAGCTCCTGTGTTGCCTGGTTATGTTCTTGAGGAGCTGGCTGAAATATTGGACTTAATGACCACCGAGTACGGCAAAACAATTGAAGGAAAATGTCGATTGTTGACAAAAGAAGAAGTGTATGTGATGCTAAACAAGAATGGTGCAACATCCATTTTGTCAAAAGATGCCAATTTACGTAATTATATGGAAACACATCCAAATTGGTATGAATTGTCAATGCACTATTGCGTCAACCGTTGGCGTAAAAACCAGCCCACACACGGCTTCTTCAATATAATGCATAAAAACGAAGCCAAAGCCAAGAAAAATGTCGAGCAGGGCAATATTTGCCTGGAGCGTGGTTCGGATATGAAATATGAGCCAGATGAGCTGCGTGAGGAGCTTAAAACATACAACAACTTGCCTCATAGATTTATACAATATGCTGATGAGATAACGCGTATTGCCCATTATATCATACTGGGCGATTTAATAGAGAAGAACAGCATACAAAAGATCTATAAAGGCACCGTTAATGGCTGCCCGCCTGCATACCTTGGAAATGTGTTGAGAGCAGCATGGGATTTAAATGAACCAAATGATAAACACAAAGTGTTCACGGCAACCCATGTTGACGGAAAACATGTTAAAGAGCAGGCGGGTGCTAACATCAATGTTTACACCTCAAGTCAGCTGCCTGAAGGAGTAGCTCCCCACGAAGATGACAAACCTTGTGGGCTCTCCATTGACTACTCATCTTGGGACGGCAGTGTCAGCGTTGGCGAGCGCATGCTAGAGGCGAATAAGCTTGCATCGTTTTATCCGCCAGGTATGCGCTCTACGATAATGAACGCTTGTCGTGAAATGGCTTTTGCCATCTGTCTCGACCATGATGGTAATGTCTGTTACAGATCCGGTCATCGAGGATCTGGAGAAATTTTGACGTCAATTGGCAACACCCAGTTAGTCGCCGCAAACACTATTAGAGCAATCTGTAAAGTGTTAGGCTTGACATTTAAAGAAGCACTACAAAATCGCGCTGTTATCACTGCCAAAGTTGGGCAGAAAACAAAAATCTACGAGGTCACACGAATACCACAATTTAGTGATGGCGACGATACTGTGATTCTCACAACGCGACGAATTGCCAAACTTATCGAAATGAACATCGACGAGGAGCTTGCCATAGCCGGGAAGAAAATTAGATCTGGCACAAAATCAGGTTGTTCTAAACACGACCAGTTTAAAACACTAGAGTTCTGCAGCCACACATACGAGAGTATTTTAGTGGGCAAGCAAGCTCAATATGTGTCGTGCATGCCGCACCAGCACAGATCTCTGTGTGAAAACTTCCCAGAATTCCGGATTAGACATTTACCAACCAGACCCACCACAGACATAATTGGGAAATTGCGAGCTACATTAAAGCAGAGTGCTTTTAAATATAAGCACGAAGATGATTCACCGACTGGATCAAAAATTCTGACTCGCTCCAAATTATTGTCTTACCTCCTGCTGTACCCCCATTGCCGATATGTCCGTTATCTATGCCTATCAGGATTGATTGTTACCGGCGACGGCACCGTGAACTTCGACGAAATGATCAGACGCTACCCGGATTACCGATTTGTTCTTGGTAAAACGACATTGATGGGTGCTCTTGATTCTGTTTACGGTGTTGCTACCTTTGACGATGTTGGACTTAGGCAATACAATGACGATAAACGAGACGGCCGGCAACTCCGCCGTCACGCGAAACTGATAGGTGAGGTCTTAGACATAAGACTACAATCCATCGTCAGTAAAGCTATGGTGTGGACAACAAACTACAAGTTCAGAGATTGGACAGTAGCCGCCCACGATAGTAAATTTTGCAAAATGATATGGAAGAGCATTATCACAAGACAAGTGAGATTGTTCCCATCCGAAATCCGCCAGATCAAGTCAAATCTAGATTTGACGAAAACACAGATCGAAATACCTGATGAAAGCGTTTATTCGACATCAGAAGAGGCTGGTATCTTAACTAATTACCAGTCTGACAATAAAAGCAACCTCAATTGGTTGTCAAAATTATTTTTATAAAATAACAACAAATTAGCGTCCGAGTGAAGCAGGTCCTTATCACCCCTGCGGATCAACGAATCTAATTAATTTAAGTTTAGTATTAGTTAGCGTCCGAGTGAAATAGGCCCTTATCATCCCTATAGATCAACGAATCTAACTAATTTAAGATACTAACAACAAATAAATGGGGCTATTCTCTGTAAACGAGACTCCAAAAATCAAATAAAAAGCAACATAGAAACAAAAATGGTGAGCCAAATCGCCACACAAATGTAACTTGTAAGAATGGAGCTATTCTCTATAAACGGGACTCCAAAAATCAAATAAAAAGCAACATAAATCCAAAATTGTGAGTAAAATCACTGCAAAAATATAATTTATTAGTTGTAACGTACTGGAGCTATTCTCTATAAACGAGACTCCAAAAATCAAATAAAAAAGTAATATAACACAAAATGGTTGAAACCGAC